CATCTTGTTTTTAGAAACAAATCCTACTTCTATAAATGTTGCAGAACCGGACATTTCTGACACTTCGTTTGGTTTGTCGTATCTGTTGGATTCTGAATTGAAAAATTTTACTTTTGAGTTCTGACTAAAAAAGGATTTATTATAAAGAGAAGTGCCTTGTGCATCTCTAGACTTTAGTCCTGTCGTTCTTTCTAGTGCGGCCTGTGATATCTCATATTCTTTCTTTAGAAGGACCTTTGGAGAGTTGGAGCGCCAAACTTTAAATCCAATAATAGAAGCGTCTTCATGCAGCCATCTAAGTCTTACCTTGTAGCCGACGAATGCAGAATCTCTTTCTACAGTAAATCTTGAGATTGTTGGTATTTCAGATATTTTCTTTGGAGAAAACTCGCTATAAATTGATTTTGTCATCTTCTATTTTTTATCCGTTTCTATGGCAAAGAATCTTTCATAAGTGTCAGAAACAAGTTCTCCTTTTTTATTTAGAACGATTTTCTTTGTTGCTTCTTCTAGCGTAATTCGCGAAGAATCTAAAACTGTTCCACTTATTAGAACATCTATTTTAAATCCTAAATTTTGTGAAACATTATTGTTTTTAAACTCTAGTTCAATAAATGGATTATTTACCACATGAGCCTCAAATATGGTTCTTCTTTTCCCTAGATCATCTTCTGTTACTAGTTCCTGAAACGACAAAAGATTGTCTTCTCCTACGTTGTTTACAAATTCTAAAGCGTCCGTTTCGTCATAAAATATATGAATATCTTTTTCTACGGTAAATGTTCCACTTGCTGTATTTATTGATCCTGAATAAATTACTACATCTGGCTTTATTCTTTGTCCTATATCTACACTAAAAAGACCTGAGTTGGCGGCATATTTATAATTTGATATTGGCTCGAAAACTAGCCAATTATCTTGTATAACACTAAGCCTTGCTGCTTCACTTCCTGTTATGCTAGTATTTGCCATTAGTCATTGCTTCCGCTGTTATTTAATGTTAAATAGTCTACTTCATCATCAAAAAAAGAATAGTATTTAACCTTTAGTTTTCCTTCGGATAATTTTCTTCTTCCGTAATCAGTTAGAATAAGTTTCAACATTTGTTCTTTTGGATCTAAAAATGCCATGCTAGTTTCTCCCTGTAAACACTATTCTGTCTTGGTTTTCTGTATCTTGTGTGGTTGCCGTTGCTTTACATTGAATTTTATAAACTAACTCTCTAGTATTATCTACTTGTCTCGTTGGGAATTCTATTCTCGTGAACATTCTCATGTACTTGGATTCAGGCAGTGGTCTTTCGAAATAAATGTTAAATTCATGACTGCTGCTTAGCGACACGGCCTGTTCAAAAAACGAGTACTCATGAGGTCTAGAGATCGTGGTATAACTTCCTGATTCATAGTCTTGCGTAGAACCAGGATCGTAGGCGCTAGACAGCACCGTCTCGAATGAGTTGTCCGCTGGTGCGGTGTCGTCAAAAAATTGAAATCTTATAGTAAACCTTATTGGTATATTGTGCGTAGCAGATCCTATTATTCGTTTTCCATTTATGTTTACATTTAAATGTCTATAGCCTTCTATGTCAATTATATCACCAAATGAGTTTGCTTTTCTTACTCTGTCTGTTGGTGAAATTTTTGCTATACTTCCAGTTAAATGCTCAAGTGCATCTCCTGATGCTGGGCTCTCTATTATTATCGGGTATATGTCATTTAAGCTCGGCCAAAATGTGAAAGTTTTAGAAGATTCACTTTCTTGTTTCTCTGAAACATATTTCATTTGTGGTTGAAAAATTTTAGTATTAAAGCCTAGACCATAAGCGGCGGCACCATTAAAGTCTGCATCTACTCCGCCAGATAAAGTATTTATGGCTTCTTGCGCATTTAGTGATTTGTTACATACGGAATAAAGTTGTCCCCACGCGCCGCCGTAGCCTATGCCCACTTCAAATCCTGGATTTATCAACTCCGTTCTATCAAACGTTCCGCCCTGATTTAATCCGTGACTCCATTGCCATCGAAGGTCCGTTGTGCCATTAAAACTAGACGTCACATGGACATTGATTGGTCTATTTGACGATGTCATATAGAGATTTGCTCCGATGGCATCTCCGTTATAGTGTACGCCAGATATATTAAATGATGGATTGACGTTTAATACATTTTTTAGATAATTAGATCCAGTAATACCAATAGTATAAAATGCATTCCCGTAACCTTCTGGAACATTGCTTCCGGAATCTTCTTGCATCATGTCTGTTAGTAATTCTCTAAACTTCAGATTTTGATGATTCAGTCCTAGCGTTCCGGAAAAATTTGATCCTGTTCCGAAAATTGAATTTACTGGTATGTTGGCGGACGCCGATACAGGAGAGCCGAATCTTCCTGGGTCCGCTAGAAGCATCGAATTAAGCGCCAAGGATGTGTTTGTGGAAGAGTTGTTGTCGTCGCTCGCGGCTGAGCCTCTAGCTATAAACTTTGGCTCTACGATTCCTATAAGACTCTTTAGAGACACATTGTTTTCGGACGACCTTCTTACGAATGGATACACAACTTTATTGGACTCCATCAAGTGCGGTTCAACTACCAAGTTGGACAAAGAAGACATTATATCTAATGGTATGAGCTGATTCAGGAAGAATGAAAAATTAGAATCAAACCATTTTATAAGATTAAAATATGCTCTAAAATCTAGTTTATCATTTAGTCTATTTTTAAAGAAAATATGACTATGTTGATTCAATAGATCGTTTTCTTGTCTGTATCTAAGATAAGGGTGTCCCACTATGTTGTTAAACTTTTCCAGCGTTCCAAACCATCTCATTATCTCTCTGTTTAAAGAAACAACCGGAGATATGTCTACAGAGAGGTACTGTATATCTCTTACCAGCTCTTCGTCGCTCAGAGCGGATCCGGAACGTATTCTTATCTTGTCGTTGTTTATACCAATGTCGTAAGAATACGATGGTTCTAATTTTTCTATATATTTACCGACGAGTTCAAAGGGTCCATCTGATTCGTCATAAATGGCGCCGGAGAGTCCCGTTGCATAATCGTGAACATTTGAAACGCCACCGAGAGAGCCGGAGTAATCATCTAGCTTTAAGTGAATGCTTAGTGCCGACATGTCTCTGGTTATATCTGGCACTTCTAGTGAATCAAAATCTCTCGCGTGGTTTTGTAATATACTATTCGAAAGCTCTAGATTCCACTTTCTAAATTCTTGCATGTGGCCAATGAATTTTCCATCTCTGGACCCTAGCCTATTCTCGAGAAGAGTTGGCGGAGTACTTGCAAACGCTATTCCAGAAGACGAAAAAGAGGAACTATAAGCCAAATAGTCTCTGTCCAACTTCAAAACATGAAGCTTTAGACTTTGGGCTGGTGGGTTTCTTACTATTGCAAAATTTATCCAATTGTTATCAAACATCGAAAGAAGAGACGAACTAAGGACCGATGTAGTCGATGAAGAGATAGAATACAATTTTGCAATTGCATTAGACGACGTAAGATTTTGTCTTTCTATTTCAAGATATAATCTACTTCCGGCGCCACTAAAGTCTAACAGCGACGAAGTCAATAGAGTTGACGCTGTGTTAAAAAGTGTTCTGAACTCGTAAGTTACTGGGGCTGCGCCTGAATACACAGAGCTTGTAAAGTTTACGGCTCCGCTGTAGGGGAAGCTTGCTACTTTTCTCTCCACGACTCTAGGAGTTCTGGTTGTTTCTATTCCTCCAGAAAGTATGCTATATTCATTTATGTTGACTACGTCCTCTGGTAGGCCCATCGACCTGAGCGATGCTTGTAGCGATTCTCTTGTTGACTTCGTTTTTATAATATAAATTAAGCTATTTACTAAATTTCTTCTTATTTGATTTCTAATGACTTGGACTGGCGTGTCTGAGCTGCCGCTAGACTGCACGTCGTCGCCAAAGAAGTATTGAACCGCCGAAGCTCCTTCGTATACTCCTCCAAGGTCTATTCCAAAGTGCTCCGCTACTACACCAAGTAGTTCGTCTGGGGTGTTGCCGAACTCTCCTTGTTCTGTATTAAACACATTAGAAATATTATCAATGTATAGCTTTAATGTATCGTAATGTCTTGCTAAAAGCAGCAAGAATCTTTGTAGATCTTCATGTTCTTCTGAGTCGTCTATGAAGAATTGTGGAACTAGGTTAAAAATAATATTTCTATTCGACTGATCGTATGATGACCCGCTAGTTCTCCAGTTTGTCAAGAATGTGTCTACTCTTGAATTTGCAAGAGAGAATATTGGTTCACCTGGATCTTTAAACCAAGATCCGAGAGTTCCTGATATCAAATTCGTTCCAAACACAAAGGATCCAGTAAACGTGGAATGAAGATCGTTGCCTGAATAATCTATTACTTTGTTTATTACTTCTGACGTTTCGTTGAATTTATAATAAGCCTTTAGACCACCTGATATGTCAGCGTTTATTGGTCTATCGTAATTTCTAGCTAGAAGCTCCGGACTTCTTTTCCTTCCGCTCCAGATTCTTACGTCGTCTACGGCACCAGAAAAATAAGATCCAAATCCTCCAAAGAGAGAAGAAGACATTGCTCCAACATATAGTTTTTTAGATGAAACACTTAGATTTCCTATTGACAGAGCTGATGCTGAATATATCTGCGCTCCATCTACATAAAAAATATGTTTTAGATTTGTGCTGTCGAAAATCAGTGCCAAATGATGAGATGAGCTTACGTATGCGTCATAGCTGCACGACGATACGGTTCTGTTTGAACTGCCGTTTGATTCAAAATATAGATGCTTATTTGAGGAAGAGAAATAAGCAGAGAAACCATTAGAGTGGTCTGGATCTTGATATGAGAATATGGCCTTTCTTCCCTCATAGGAATTAATTCTATTCCATGGCTTTATGATACACTCGAACGCAAACGATCCGGTTCCGGGTCTTAATTTGTCCTCGTGATCGGTTAGCTCCACCCAGCTATTTGCAGTTCCAGACACAAAGTTTGCATAACCTTGCTGTTTTGGGTAATTGTCGAAAAAATAATTTTCAAATCCAGAGTTTTGAGCTTTCCACTCATTTTTCTCTTTTAGCTCTCCAGCTATTGGATATTCAAAAATTCTTGCTAACGAAAAATTTACTGCACCTAGGGCGCTACCAAAAAATACGTGATTTGAGAAGCTTGAATAATCTACGTTTAAGTCTATCTTTTTCAAGCTTTGACTTACGCTAAATTCTACATTATCTCTCTCCTCTTCATTTAAAGATAAATCGTCCAAGCCCTCTTTGTTGGAAGACTTAAACTCTCTAAGGAACGCCTCTGAGTAATCCTTGTATATTGCCATATTAAACTATGTTTATCAGCCAATTTTTATCGAAAATTAACTGTTGCTTGTTTGATTTTATTAAAATTTTTATTTTGTAAACACTTCCCTTTTCTAATGAGCTTGTTTTTAGTTTAAAGTAATTACCATTCTTGTCATAAGAAAGTTTTGAGTACTTGTTGCTGCCTGTAGAAAAAGTAAATATTGGATTATTTGTATCATAGTTTACAATTTCATAATATGCATCTTTTACATAGTGAGCCGTAACATCCGTGCTTCCGCTCTTTCTCAGTGCGGGTCTGTAATCGACGTCTCTGCAAAATACTCTTATTATTGTTTCTTCGTCATTGAAATATTGCTCTTTCAGATTTGGTATATCCACTGTTACTTTTGCTATTTCAAAATAATTTGATCCAGTAGCAAACGATGGCGAAAAGTTTCCAGTAAACAATTGAGAAGCAGAAGTAAACCACACGTCTCTATAGATGGACGTAGAAGACGTAAAGGAAACGAAGACTCCAGACGCTTCATATATTCCTGTCTCTCTTAGGGATGCAGTTATAGTTTGAACTACGGTACTAGACGAATTTAAAACATTTACAAATACAGGTCCTGCTGCGTTTGAAAATTCCCCGTTTAGTGATCTATAGTAAAACAACGATCCAGTAGAATTATATTTTATGTTTGCTCTATCGTCCTGGACAGCATTTGTCCATTTGGCCTCTATTCTAGGAAGTCTTTCCGGGACAAGTGCATGTCTTGAGAAGAACTTTTTAACATAAAAAGTACTGCTTCCTGTCTCGTAATTGTCTGGAAACTTTACTATTAATCCGTTATTTGGCAGGCCGCCCGTGAGCCAGGAATAAACTATGTTGCTTATATCAACATCTAAATCTTCAAGGCCATCGTCAAAATGTTGACTAGCTGACAGCGTCGTTATAAAATCTGATCCTGTCAGGCTCCACTGAGTAAGCGTTGTAGCATTGTTCCAGTTGGAGGCTCCGGCGTCTTTTAATCCTTCGTCAAAATTAGAAAGCCCCCTTCCTTCGTCCCACGATCTACTAAGTGGGAAAACTACTAAATCAAACGAATAAGGAAGAGTTTCGTAATGTGGAGCGTTTATTAATTTTAATCTATATTCTACAGAAGAGCTAGGAATGGTACCGTCAGCTATAGACGAAGAAATAGATGTTAAATCAAACTGTATGATTGCTCTGCTTTTTCCGTTTGTCGCAGACGATGAATTTTCTGGAAGAACAAATAAGTCTAATACTTCACTCTTTCCTTGATTGGATCCAGTAAGTCTTGATGAGCCATCAATTTTCGCATCTGTGATAGTGTTGTCTTTTGATGCTTTTTGTGTAATAATCATTTTTTATAAAGCCTCTATAGTGCCGCGACTTTTATGTCTGGTCCGTTTCTGTACTTTACCTCGAATATGCAATTTTCTGGTGGGAAAAGGATATTATTTTTTGTATTATTCTCTACAGAGAATACAACATCAGAATATTGGTTTCCGTCAATCGTGTTATTTTTATTAATAATTTTAAATTCGGATATAGAAAGAACTCCTTCTGTTTCCTTGATTAAAACTCTTACTTCATCTATTATAACTGGCTGATTTATGTTCCAGTTCTTTATCTCAAAGAAGTCTTTGACCTTTTTAAGTGCTTCCGTCTTAACTTTGGTTTTATTGTATCCAGGCAATGTTACGATAGAAAACTCTATTCCTATATTTGCAATTTTTCCATCAAGAATATCTACGCCTTGGTTTATTCTTGTAAATTTAGAAAGATAAGTTTTTAAGTTTTTCTTTAGTGAATCACTTGGCTTTGTTAGCTGATCTTGATTGTTTTTTGCTATAACGTAAAGTTGAACGCCGCTACTTTCGTCATACTTGTTTGATGCGTATACTCTAAAAATTTTTCCAAATGACGACGGCAAAGATAGAGATCTAGCCATGAAATCTTCTTTAGTATTTAAGCGTCCCTGCGCAGCAAAGAAAGCTGAGGCGTTTTGTCTTATCTCTTCTGGCGTCTCTGCTTCGTCTCCGCCTTCTATTCTTTCTGTATTTTCTGTAGAGAACGACGCTAAGGTATTGTTTAGTTCAACAGTAGAGAGACCAGAACTATTAAGTTCTATCTCTTTTCCTATAACATCCTTAAGTGATGATACGGATGTATTTGTTATTTTTCCGCCTCCAACGCGATATTTTATCGTCAAAGTCGTACTGTACGGTGCGAGACCCAAAGTTCTTGTTTTTAGGAAATTTTGAGGATCTATAAAAGGAGCAGAAAATGTTAATTTTCCTTTTATGTCTAGCGCTACATCTGCTGGATCGGGAACAAAAGATGTGCCTATCTCTGATGCTTTTCCTGGTCCGAAAACTATAGATGTTTTCCCGGTGGATGGATTTACCTTTTTTACAAATCTTCGAGGTACAGTTTTAAGTTTTAGAATATAGGGAACAACATCTGAGTCCGAAGAGGAGTTTGACACGCTCTCGTATACCGCTTCTTGCGCGTGATAATCAACTTCAAACCACTTCTCTCCTTCTGAGTCGGTAACCGACAATATCTCCAGTACGTTTGGTTCTGTTAATTCAAGTTTTCTAAATGGTTGATAATCTGATATGGTCGAAGTCTGAGTTACTGTTCTCCCTCCGATAACCTCTGCTTGTCTTTTAAGTACAAAATGGCTTGGAGAACCATTGTTTAGTCTCTTTGATACCTTTGATTCTAGACTCGAAGATATGTTGACTTTTGAAAAGTCTACATCTTCTAATGCTTCAAATATTATTCCATTATTATTTTGTAGCTGCGCGTTTTTTACATTAAACGCATATCTCATGTCTGGTATTGCGTCGCCGAACGAACCAGTTGTTGCAGGAACTTCAATGTAAAAATTAGTATATCCTCTAGCTGCGCGGGGACCCTGAAGTGGGTAGCCCATGCTACTAGCGAGAACGAAAATTGAATTTATATCTTTGGCTGTTTGAAGATTGCTATTTCTTAGTCTGTCTTCAATATAAAAAGATAAAACGTCTCCAACGAACGCTGCTTGCTCTATCATCATCTGTGCTGATGATGCATCGCTTAGATCTTTTGACGTTTTTGGAAAATATATCTTAGAAAAATCTTTTAGGTCTTTAACGAAATCGTCAAATCCCATGTTTAAATATTTTATTATTCTAGAATTTTTTGTGTCTGCCACTTTTTTACATTCCTATGTCTTCGTTTATGCTAATCTTTTTATTTTCGTCATCTCTGTACGTAGCCTCTAGGATGAACTTTATTGTATTGTCAGGAATACTATCCACGTCTTTGGATGTTAGTACTTCTAGTCTCTTAATATTTAAAAACGGAAAGAATTTAGCCAATTGATCTTTGGCGTTATTCTCTATTATATCTTTAGATATGGACTCTGGCTCAAATAGTGCTCTTTTAGTATCTAGTCCGAACCTAAACCTCATTGGTCTATCTCCCCAATTGGTCTTTGCCCAAACAATTAAATTATCTCTTATAGAATCTTCTATAGAATAATTCATTCGAAACATACCGTCTTGGTTGGATATTTGCCACGGTATCTTTATATTATATGCATCTGTGCTCTGACTCAGGAATCCATAGAGCAATCTTGCTATCGCCATCTTGTATTAATTATTTTAACAATATAAATATTTTCTTTTTTTACCAATTAAGAAGGAATACTTTCTGCTATTGCTTGCAGTATGGCGTCCCAAAATTTTTTCCCGTCAGTAGATGGATATATATCTTTAGGAGCAGCAATGGACAAGACATCTGGATTTGCCAATTTCCAGGCGTCTTTTCTCATTTTCTTTGCTCCGCTTAATCCTTGAATTTCAAGTTGATAATCTAAAACTTGTATCTCCTGAATTAACGATATAGCATCATCTTTTGCTATTTCGGACGAAAGCTGGCTAAGCGCTAAAGAGACTGCTGTAGGTATTCCGGCGAGGTTGCCAGACGACGTAGCAGACGCCACAGAGGCATTCATTGTCGCAGCAATAGCTTGACCGCCAGGGAAAGTCGCAAGGGCTGCGTTGACCACCGGGACGGATCCTTGAGCTACTGGCGGAGGGGAAGCGGCCATCAACGTAGAGCAGTTCTTTATTTGATTACCTAGGGCATTAGATATAGGCTTTTGAATGTTTGAGTTTATATACTCACAAACCTTGGTCATTTCCTCTGTTGGCTGTCCTTTAATCTTAAACGACAGTTTCCACGTATTTCCGAAACCTTTTGATAAAAAGGCAGAATTTGAAGCTGGCGACACAACGTGTGCGGCGATGGCTGCATCTAGTGCGCTTGAAAGATCTTTTAGCTCAGGGGCTTCTTTGTCAGCATTAAAGAAAGAATCTGAAAAATTCTTAGAAAGATTAGAAATTAAAGTCATTATCTTATCTTTATTTTTAAATTATTAACTTTTCCGCCAAGAGGATTGTCTATTCCTATAGAGGACGCAAATGTGCTTTTGATAGGTATTCCTGTAGTGGGATCTATCCCTACGCACACATCTTGCTCTGTTAGCACTCTTCTTGCTGCTCCGGTCTCTGCTCCTATTGTTATGTCTCCAGATGGAAGCATTTCAATTACACCGGCTCCACTTTTTATCTTTGACGAAGCAACTGATTCTATTGTTACCGTTCCATCTTCTGATACAACTATGCTGAAATTTTTATTTAAAATCTTTATTCCGCTTCTTGCTTTTAAGTATACATTGTCGGACGATGCAACAATTGTTGGTTTACCTTTTATTTTTTCACCCTTTGTGATTTCAAAATAGTCATCAGCATCTGTTTTTTGAGAAATATAAATTCTTGATGAGTCGTTGACATAGTCAGGATTTTCACCTTTATGTCCAGCAACGATGTCTATTGTTGCGCAAGCCTTTTCGTTTTTCCCGCCCACGCCATAACCAGAGTTCACCAAATCTTTTCTGTCGGTCCCTATTAGAATGTATGCGCCATTTCTTCCCGGAAATAGGATGTCGCTAGTTCTCTTTATAAATCTTGATATTGATTCTATTATTGCCATTATACAAATCTCTGTTCTATTATTGCGACTATAGATTCAACTATAGACTTTACGCCTTGACCAGAAAATCCTATTCCTTTTGAATCTCTGCCGGTTGTGCCGGATATGGAAGTTATGTCAATGTAATCTTCTTGCAAAACTTCACTTTGGGCATCTACTATCTGCTTTACTCTTTGATTTCTCCCCGTACTGGGTCCTGTCATTTTGGGAGGAGATACCCAAAAAATGTTTGTGGCCTCAGACAATTGACCAAGAACACTTTTTATATCATCCTTATTATAGTCTCCTTCTGCCAGTACATCATCTGTTCCTATAAGGATTATGACTATGTCAGGATTTGTCTCGTCTACTAGCTCAGATATTGGTTTGGAATTTGTTCCTCGAGCCTTACTTGCTGCCCACTGTTTGGTTCCGAAGTTTTTTCTTCCTTCCTTCTTGTACGTTTTTACCTTTTTTTGTTTTAAAATAGTAGAAAACTCTTCTGCTACGGGCCCAGCGGCAAGTGAGTCTCCTAGCAAAAGAACTTTTTTATCTTTAAAGAATGAATTTGATTCAGAAGAAAAAACGCCAACTATCTTTTTCCTATTAGCATTTTCGGTCGCTAAGCCACCAAATTCTTCGTCATAGTTAGACTTTAGCAATGGCGCCGGACTAGTTCCTTCAAATACGTTTGAAGATTTAATTATTTTTGAAGACAATCTCTTAAGTTCTGGGTCTCCGTAGTTTATGTCTCGATGAGCCGGAACTGTCGTTACCCATACTCCGTTAGACATAGACTCATCTTCAAACATTACGTATACGTGCTCATTTATCTCTACGGGAGCAGATATGTGCGATGGAAACAACGGATAAAAAATAGTCAATGCACTATCCGGAGTGTTTGCGTCCATTCCGTTAGTATATATCCTGGCTCTTATGCTATTCGGTGGATTTGGAGGACGAGACTCTAGTTTTCCACCTTCTGTGTCTACATCTATTATTATGGCTCGATAGAATATTCTGCTTTTGTCTAATCTTCCCTCAGAATAGTCTTTTATCATTCTATAAAAGACTCTATGTGGGTTTACAAAATCTTCCTCATTCCTTCTGTTTGCCAATTTCTTTTTGTTCCTGCCTATCTTCTGGCGCGTCTACTTCTATTTTTCTTAGAGAAAGCTCTTCTCTTATTAATAAGAGTTCATTTCTTGTTTTTTCTAATTTAACAATGCTATTTCTGACAGATACTACATCTTTTAGGTACCCGTCGATTATCATGTCCCACCTAGAGACCAGATCTTCCGTTGAAATATCCTTTAGTGACACTAGTTTTTTGTCTCTTTTTCTTTTTCAAACTCTAGCTGTAGGCTTTCTATGTCGAATGGCTCTTTTGTTTTATCTGACTGAAGTTCCGCATTCTTTGCTTCTTGCCTTTCCTTTATCTGTGCCAGTCTAACTATCTGCTCGTTGGATCTAGTCATCTGCTCCAGGAGATCTCCGGCCGTTTTGCCCATGACTACCGTCTTGTCCGGGTCTGCCGCGTCGAGGGCGGGCTTCATTTTATCAAACGCCTCGAGGGCCCGAGTCCTA